GAAGCCCATTTTGCGAATGTGCAGCACCAATTCACGTTTGAGAGCATTCGCCCCCGGAATGAACAGCTTTCACAGTTCACGGACATCAAGAACAAGATTCACGGGAAGAAAGGAAGGATCATCCTTGACGATGACCCTTCCTTCTTCTATGTGGGTCGGTGTAACGTGTCAAAGTACACGAATGAAAAGAATATCGGTAAGATCACAGTCACATGCGACTGTGAACCCTACAAGTACAAGATGACGGAAACCATTGTCACGAAGGCCGTTGACGGGGTGGAGGAAGTCACCTTGACAAATGCACGGAAACGTGCTGTCCCCTTTGTAACTGTTCAAACCAGCACCAGCATGAGCGTTGTATATAACACCGACAACGTGTGGAACTTGGCTTCCGGGTCGTACATGCTCCCCGAATTGGAACTGGTGGAGGGTGACAACGTTGTCACGGTCATCGGCACAGGGACGATCTCCTTCACATGGAGGGAGGCGGTCTTGTGATATACCGGGTCTATTGTGACGGCAACTTGCTGTATCACACCCGCATGGGAAGCCTGATGATCTACAATCCTTCACTTGAACTGGAAGTGAACAAGACAGGCAGCTTCGTCTTTACGGTGCAGCAGGATCATCCGTATTATGACCTGATCCGCAAGCTGAAAAGCATCATCACGGTGTATCAGGATGACTTCCTGCTGTTCCGTGGGCGGGTGCTGAATGATGAAGTCGGCTGGCACAACGAAAGGCAGTTTTCCTGCGAAGGTGAACTGGCTTTCTTACTGGACAGCATCCAGCGCCCCTATGATTTCACGGGCAGTATCACGGACTTCTTGTCCATGCTGATCACCAGCCACAATGCGCAGGTGGATGCGGAAAAGCAGTTCACGCTGGGCAAAGTGACGGTCACTGATCCGAATGATTACATCGTCCGGTCAGACATCGACCACACAACGACATGGGACGTGATCCAGAAGAAGCTGCTTGACCTGCTGGGCGGGTACATTATCGTCCGGCATCAGGACGGCAAGCACTATCTGGATTATTTGTCAAGCATCACGGTCTTGTCCCCACAGAAGATCATCTTCGGGAAGAACCTGCTTGACCTGAAGCGGATACGCAAGGGTGAAGACATCGCAACGGTGGTCATCCCTCTGGGTGCGAAACTGAAGAACGATGAAGGGCAAGACACGGACAAGCGGCTGACGATTGAAACGGTGAACGGTGGCGTTGACTATGTGCAGGATGCGGATGCAATAGCACAGTATGGCAGGATTGTCAAGACGGTCATATTTGACGATGTGACCGATTCCAGAAGCCTGTTGACGAAGGGCAAAGCACATCTTGCGGATTCTGTCAAGCTGCCGGAAACGGTTGAACTGACAGCGGCTGACCTTGCGGCAACAGGGCAGGACATCGCGTCCTTTCACGTTGCAACGATGGTCGATGCGATCAGCGATCCACACGGCCTGAATCAGCGCTTCCTTGTCAGCAAGCTATCCCTGAAGCTGTTTGAACCGGGCGCAAACAAGATGACGCTGGGCGGGGTGCTGGACACCTTCACGTCACAGACAAGCAAGATCACATCCAGCACAGGCAGGGATGGCAGGGACGGACAGGATGCTGTCACCTTGCGGATTGATTCCAGCAGGGGGACTGTATTCAAAAACAGCACAGTCGAAACTGTGCTGAATGTTGTCATTTTCAAGGGCGGCAAAACAATCACGGATGCGGTTGCTATGCGGACGGAATTCGGTAGCAACGCACACCTTGAATGGCAATGGCAGCGTATGGGGGAAGCGACCTTCGGGACGATCCTGACAACGGACAGCAGGATATCTGAAGAGGGGTTTGCTTTGTCACTGACACCGAGTGACGTAGACACAAAGGTTGTTTTCAAATGTCAGTTGATCACGGAATGATGATGAAGAAAGGAGAACATTATGGCTATCAAGTCGGTTGACCAAATTTCCATCGTTGACGTAACGGATGCGTATTCTGTCATCCTCACATCTGAAGCACATGCCTTCCCCGGCACAACCAATGCGGCGAAGGCCGGGTCTACCACCACGCAGATCATTGCCATGCAAGGTGCTTCGCAAATTCCTTGCACTGTGACGGTTTCCGAGATCACAAAACCCGCTGGCGTGACAGTTTCCAGTGATAGCAACGTAACTTCTCCCACGCTGACCATCGCCGTGACTACATCGGTGACAACGGGCGGCGTGGTCAAGATTCCCGTCCATATCGGGGACATTACCATCACGAAGGAATTCACCTACACGATTGCCTTCATGGGTGCAACGGGCGCAACGGGTGCAACAGGCAACCCCGGTGCGGATGCGATCACGCTGACCATCACTTCCAGCAACGGCACGATCTTCAAGAATTCCGCAATTGAAACGGTGCTGACTGCCCATGTGTACCGGGCTGGCGCTGAACTGTCGGCGGCACAGGTCACGGCGCTGGGGACGATCAAGTGGTACAAGGACGGCGGGGAAACGCCTGTCGGCACGGGCGCTACACTGACGATTGATGCAGGAGATGTGAGCCACAGGGCAAGCTATGTCGCACAATTAGAGGGGTGATAGCATGGCTATCAAAGCAGCGGGGCAGATCACGCTTTCAAGCGTTGTCGATGTGGCAGCAACATATCGGTATTATCTGCTTCAATCCTCTACGGCGGCAACCCCTCCAAAGCCGACCACGTTCCCTCCTGCTGTGTGGGATGATGTCGAACCGGGATACACGGACGGAAGCACATACAGCCTGTACACGGTGGACTGCACGGTCTTCAGTGACGGGACTTATGTGTATTCCCCTGTTTCCCTGTCCAGCAGCTACGAAGCGGCAAAAGCGGCCTATAACAAGGCCACGAATGCCCTGCTTCACACGGTTGTTCAGAGCGCAACAGCGCCATCTGCCACGACATACATGTGGCTGAACACCAGCGCAGAACCGCCTGTATTGACGCGATATGATGCGGAAACGGCAGAATGGGTGACGGTGAACGATTCAAGCGAAATCATCTACAACCTTGAACAGAACGTGGAAGCATCCCTGATCAAAAGCGCAGAGGATATCACAGCACAGGTGGCTGAACGGTACTATCTGAAGGATGAAACGGATGCCCTTGTGTCTGAAGTCAGCACCACCATCGGACACACGAAGGAAAGTTTCGACATCCAGTTCACCCAATTCAGCGCGGACATTGCTGCTGTCGCGGCAGGGACGGATGCGGAATTTGAAGAAATCCGCAAGTACATCCGTTTCGTGAACGGGATGATCCTGCTGGGCGAAGTGGGCAATGAACTGGAACTGCAAATCTCAAACGACAGGATCAGCTTCCTTCAGGATGGTGCAGAAGTGGCGTACTTCAGCAACCGCAGAATGTACATCACGGACGCACAGGTGAACCACAGTTTGCAGATCGGAAACTTCGCCTTCATGCCACGGGCAAACGGGAATATCAGTTTCAAAAAGATATAAGGAATGATAGGCATCTCTGACCCTTGAAAGGGGGTCAGCACATGGCGGCATCAGGAACGATACAGGAAGCCATCCGCACGGGATATCGCTTGCAGATCGCATGGGAAGTCACATCGCAGTCGGTGGCAAACAATACATCAAGTGTTACGGCGAAGGTTCAGCTTGTGTCCACGGGGTCGAGTTACACCATCAATTCCACGGCAAGCAAGAGCGGAAGCCTGACCATCAACGGCACGAAATACAATTTCACCTTCACAGCGGCCTTGTCCGGCAATCAGGTGAAGACCATCTTCACAAAGCCTGTCACGATCTCCCACAATGCGGACGGCACAAAGACCTGTTCATTCTCCGCCACGGCTGGCATCAATGTCACCCTGTCGGGGACGTACTACGGCAACGTAACGGCAAGCGGGAGCGGCACGTTCAATACCATTGCAAGGGCATCGACCATCAGCAGCGTGACATCCTCTGTGTCAGTCAACGGCACGAATGCCTGCACGGTCAATATCACACGGGCGGCATCCAGTTTCACGCACACGGTTGTCTTCAGCTTCGGCAGCTATTCAAAGACCACAACGGGGGTCGGTACGTCAACCAGCTACGCGATCCCGACAAGCTGGCTGAACGCGATCCCGTCAGCAACCAGTGGCACGGCAAAGGTCACTGTCACAACATATTCAGGCAGCACGAAGATCGGGTCTGCGGTCAGCAAGAATTTCACGCTGACAGTTCCGGCATCCGTTGTGCCGACCATATCCGGCGTGACCATTGCAGAAACAGAAGCAGGCATCAATGCACAGTTCGGCGGATTTGTCCAGAGCAAATCCAAAGCGAAGATCACGATCACGGCGGCAGGGGCTTTGTCATCCACAATCAAGGCATACAAGACAGTTCTGGACGGCAAGACCTACACGGGATCAGCACCGACCACCAGCACCCTTGCAACGGCCGGGAACAGGACAGTGACCATCACAGTCACGGACAGCAGGGGACGGACAGCAAGCACCACCAGAACC